TTACGGGAAACAACAAGCGAAATTCATCCATTTCGGATTCAGTCCATATTTTCATTTGCAATTTGTATTAACTTCATTCCGTAATTGTTTACTTCGTTTTTGATTTCAACACCTTCTTTTTTTCTTAAAATGTTTTTGGCAAATGGCTTGTAATTCACCAAATGGTGCCAACGATTAAATCTCCAAACAACCTTTACCACATCGGGGTGTTGTTCTTGCAAACTCTTTGCAAACGCCAATCGTTTATCGCCAGTGTTGTAGATTGTATCTGTATTGCCACCGCCTTGTGTCATTGTTGCCCGTTTGCCAATTAGGAACGAATTGAACAATACTGTACACCATCCATCTTTTAACACCCTTAAACTCAAATCAGTATCCTCATTGTATCTTCCACGCCATCTATATTGAATGTCGTTTTTAATTAGTATACAAGAATAAATTCGCTCATTGAATCTTATTGGTTGCCTTCCTTCTGTTGCAGGGCAAAAAATACCATAGTTCATTCCCGCCATTGCAATGTTTTCATATCTAAACACAAAATCTTCAATCACCGCAAAAGGAGTTGGGCAAATACATTTGATTTTCATGTTGTTGTAAAATCGCTCAACGCTTTCAATGTTGTCATCCAATATCCAATGAAATTCAAATCCAGCATCAATAGAATGTTGCCACACAAAGTTCCTAACTGGGATACTCCCTTGTTTTAATTCGCTGAAATTTGATGGCAAACAAATAATCTTTTCAATATCAATGTGTTCTTTGTAATTCTCATACTCACTTGGTTCAACAACAATTTTGAACGGACAATTCATTGATTCCAATGTCTTGACTGTTTGACGTCTTTCCCATCTGCCCTTGCTAATGATGTAAATTGGAAATCTTGGGTTCATTTAAATCTGTATTTAGACGCTTTTTCACGCAATGGGTACCAAGATGATTTTACATCCTTTCTTTGCATACCATCAAAAACCCTTTCGCCATCATACAAATGTTCTTTGATTAATTTGTTGAATTCATCAAAATCGTCTTGGGTGCGAAATTTGAATGTTGCCGTAATAAATGGATCGGGTTCACGAACATTGTTGTATTCGGGCATCCCCAAATAATGTTCCTCCCATTTATTTTCTATTTGTATATCGCCAAATAGGTTTAATTGACCGTGCTTCATTGTTATTTGTCTTTGCAAATATATGAAACCCACACGAAATAAACAATTTATTTATCTAATATCATATTGACCGTACGATGATTTGATTCCAAGTGCCATCATTTCGAAATATCTCCAACTGTCAATTCCGTGATCCGTTCCCGTTGGTGTATTCATTGTACGCCCTTGGGCATCGGTGTCCCAACAATAGTTGCGCAGTTCTTTAATAAGGTTTGTAGATGTGGATGTAACCAAATACGATTGTGATTGCATGATTTGGATTCCGTAGTTGATGGAATCCTTTCCCTTGGTCACTCCCTTGATTCTTATCCCGTATCTTTTGATTTCATCAATTGATTTTGGCTCTGCGCTATCCGCATACACTGGCACATGGTTGGGCAATGCCTTTGCAATATCCGAATTAAGCATTCCCGTGCGATATGCGACCTCATCAACGATTCGTTGGCCATTGTATTCATATACGGCCACAATTGCCGTGGGGTCGTTCGTATAACCAAAATCGACACCACAACCAAGTAACCTTGCATCCTCTGGAATCTTATCAATGGTTTGCCAATTGGAAAAGATAACCCCTTGAAGGTTTCCAATCTCACCAAGCCCATATACTAAAAACCAATTACGCCAATAGTTTGATGTTTCACCTTTGTCCCGTGCCTTTTCAATCTCGGCAACAATCGCAGGGTCCAATGCTTCGTTGTCCTTGTATGTCAAAACAATCATTTCGGAATCCTTATCCCCAATAAGTTCCGAATCAACCCAAAACTCACTTACTGGATTGTAATCAAGGTAAATGAACTTTCTTGTACGAATTGATAATTGGTAGTATGATTCCCAATCTATGTTGTTGCACTCGTTTACGAATAGAACATCACGCCTTGCACCCCTTAATTTTTGGGGTTGATCCGCAGAAAAGAATTCAATGTATGAATCGTTTGAGAATGTATATGTAAGTGAAGATTTGTTCCACTTGTTTACATCGTACATTCCCACCATGTCCATGATTTTAAGAAAGTCACGGATTGCACCCCTCCGAAGGTGGGGGATGGTTTCCGACACCACACTAATTTCACACTTTGGGTTTTGCACCGCATATGTGATGAGCATGGGAATAATACTGAATGTTTTTGAACTGGATGTTCCACCACGCACAATTCTAACCCGCTTACGCAGTTGTGAAATCTTGGTTTGTGCGGTGGTTCTTTGAAGCATTATTTCACATCCAAATCAATACCATTGAAGATTGGCTTTTCAGTGGTAACATCAATTTGTTGGGTGGGCATACCAAAGCCACTATCCATTAATTGTTTATACGCACCCACATCACCTTTCCTTGCCTTGTGTATCATTGCAAGGGTTATTAAATCTTCTTGGGATAGTTTTTCCAATTCACCCGTGATGGGGTTTTTACTTTCTTGCATTACCTCCAACCACTTCCGTGCGATGGTGCTTCGGTTCTTGCTTCCCTTTGGTCTGCCATTGGGGTTACGGGTTTCCCCAGGTTGCATCGGTTTCAAATTATCTTCCCTTGCCATTGTTGTTTCATTGTTTTAATCGTTTGGTAAAAGAGGAATAGGCATCCACATATAGGGTGGATTGATTGGTGAATCATCATGTGACAAATACCATTGCCCGTCTAAAATATAGGCAACCTCTTTGGTGTCAATTAATACCCACACTTGGTCATGTGGTATGGTGTCGCGGGTTTCTCTCCATGCTTTCATATTTCAACTCCGTTCTTTTTAATTTTAATTGTGGGGTCTAACTTTTTCATTCTGTCAATAATGACTTGACAATACTTTGGGTCAAGTTCCATTCCGTAACATTTGCGTTTAAGTTGGTGTGCTGCTACCATCGTTGAACCTGAACCGAGAAACAAATCCAAAATGCAATCGCCTTTTTTACTACTGTTGTTTAATGCCCTTGATGGAAGTTCGATTGGTTTTTGCGTAGGGTGAAATTCATTTTTTGATTCCCTACTTACATCCCACACAGTAACTTCATTTGTTGGTCCATACCAAAAAGGCGCATTGCCTTTTTTGAAACAATAAAAACAAGGTTCGTGCTTTTGTTTATATTGAGCAGATAACGCCCCAAATTGAGCCATATTTTTATTCCATACAATTTGACTTCTTATTTCAATGTTGTTATCCCATAAGTGCGAAGCCATATCGGCATATCCCGCAGCGTGCCAAATATACATTGGGGCTTTGTCGTTTGTAAATAGAATTATGTTTGGCAATACTTCTTGATAAATATTTGTATTTTTTTGGTCGTTGTTAAGTTTTGTCCTTTTTGTCATTGCCCCACCTTCATAATCTACTCCATAAGGCGGATCAGTAAACACCATATCCGCTTTCTCTCCATCCATCAATCTTGCAACCGCATCGCTATCCGTTGAATCCCCACACAACAATCGGTGTTCGCCTATCTCAAACAAATCACCCAACACAATATCCGTTTCAATGTTTTCTGGTTCCTCAAAATTATCATCCTCCGCTTCCAATTCGTGTTTCATATTTGGAACCTCTAAACCCCAATCGTTCAAGTCCTCCAATTCAAAGTTGTTTGCTAACTCATCCCAATCCCATTGACCCGTGTTTGCGTTTAATCTAATGTTTAATTCCTTTTCATCTTCCTCTGCCAAATCCACAATTACACATTCAATTTCGGTGTAACCTAATTTTTGCAACTCCCTTACCCTAAAATGCCCACCGACAATGTAACCCGTTTGTTTATTGTAAATAATTGGTTCAACAACTCCGAATTTTTTAAGGGATTGTTTTAACTGCGATTCTTGTTTTTCCGTTGATTCCCGTGGGTTATACGGGGCGGGTGTCAATTCCGATATTTTTTTTATTTCTATTATCATAATGCTATACTAAATATGTGCTCCCATTTGTTTAACCAATCAATTCTATTTTGCTTTATTGCAAATTCTTCCAATGTGTTTTGGCGTTTTTTTGAATTACAACTTTTACAACTGTAAACTAAATTAAAAACATCGTTATCACCTCCTTTGGATATTGGTGTTAAATGTTCAATCGCTTTGTAATCTGTCAAATCACATTCGCAAAAGAAACATTTGTTTTTTTGCACTATTAACATTCTATGCAAAAAGGTAATCGGCATTTCTTTTTTCAATCCTCTTTTTCGTTTGTAAAAATGTGATTTCATTCTAATGGTTTCAGTCGCTTTACCACCTTTCCAATTGTAAAGATTTTCGCCTTTACATTTTATTGAACTTTTACGCCCAACACTCAATGCTTGTTTCCATTCTTCGTTCAATGGTTTGTTTAATCTTGCTTCACTTTGACATTTTCTTGAACAATAAATTCTATTTTTCAAACTTACCGAATGTTTGTTTTCAATGACCTGGTTACAAAGTTTACATTTTATTTCCATTTTTAATGTAACACCATAGCATTTGCTCGAACAATACTTTGGTTCTCTTGTCTTACAACTTTTCTTGCTTTCAAAATCATTACCACAACTTTTGCAATTGTATGTTTTCATTTGTTCATTTTTATTTGGTGTGTGATTATCAAAAAATCCATGTGTTGTTTCTTATCCCCGTATTCAATGTGGTGCTTTCTGCAAAGTGCCATTAGGTTTTCTATGGTGTCTTTACTTTTTGATCCGCCGATACCCCGTGGTTTGATGTGATGGATGTCAACCGCCTGGCTTCCACAAACTTCGCATGGAATAAAATCGGATGTGTCGTACCCAAAATGATTCATGTAAATTTTAGTGTGGATTTTCATTTAGTTGCCTAATTTGTTTTAACCATTCGCCCCATCGTTCACGATCCGCAAACCTAACTTTGCACTTATCACAAATATAAATTAAATTGGATGCGATGTGTGGTCCAGTGGGGTTGATTTTTTCTTCCGTGCTTACTTTGTAGTGGTCACAAACTTCACATTCATTCTTGCACTTGATAAGTTTCATACACTTGTGTCAATTCATTTATCATGGTTTGCCATGCCTTTGGGTTGCAAGTACACGGCTTGTAAATTCTCTTTGATTGAAATATCCGTGACCACATTTTGGATAGGTGGTCCGCTTCCATCGGTGATAAGGTGGTGGAATTTACTGATTTAAAATGTGTAAACCAATCGTATTCACCCTCCGTCATGCACAATGGTTTACGGTTTGGGAATATCTTGTTCAATTTGTGTTTACGGGCATCGCATCCGCAATCCTCACCCGCCACAAACTTGGTTAAAAATTCAATCCCCGTGGCCTTCGTTACCTTCTGAATCGTATCCCCCAGTCCGATGGATGGTCGTGATTCGGTAAACTGTTTCCGTATGTCGTTTTTCTTCTGCATATATCTTGTATTTGTTTTGTGTCCTTTGTTTGATAAATTGTTTTGCGTTCTTGATGGAATTAAACACCGAATGTGTCGGAATCCCCGTGCGTTTTTCTATCTCTCTCATGCTATGCCCATACACAAAATGAAGTTCCAATAACATTTGGTCATAGTCACGAAGTTCATCAATTGCGTTCTTCACCTCACCCATCAAATCAGAATGTGCCATTTCAGCCATTTCGGGGCTTTCTACGGGGACAAAATGGTCTTGGTGTGGTATTGTGTTCTTTTGGCTTCGTTTGATGTCCATAAACGCATTGTGAAGCATTTTGAAAAGATAAATGGTATTGATTGTTCCGTGGTGGTTTGTTAGCCGTGTGAAATTTCCTTCCGCCAATTGTATTTCTGCCAACTTCAAATACATTGATTGTACCATGTCATCCGATTCATCACCCGTTGCACCAAGGTATTTGGCAATTTTCAACCATTCGTTGTGCCGTTTCGCTATGGCTTCAAGTGTTACCAATGTATGCTTCTATTTGTAATTTGAAATCGTCAAACGAATATACAACCACATAATGGTAATTCATTGCAGTGACTAACTTTTCCCAATCTTTTTGGTGTGTGCTTTGCTTGTTTGGTTTGATTTTAAGTTCGATGAATAACCCGTGGTGTGTTTTGTTGGGGATGAACAACACAAGGTCGGCCACCCCTGGCAATACCCCTTCGGCTTTTAATCTTTGAGCCGTTCGCAAATCGCGGGATCCTCCATTGGGAACATGAATCAAATGGTTTGCCCACTGGCGGTATGCCAACCGAAACCACTTAACGCAGTTGACTTGTAAACGGCTTTCAAGATGTTTCATTCAGCGTCAAGGTACAATGACTTGGCTTTTGTAAAACCCGCATTGTATGCCATTTGTTGGTCCATTTGTTCTAATCTTTTCAGGTGGTGAATCACTTCGGGTCCTGGTACTGC